ATGTCTGAAGAATACGAAGTTCATGGCCCTCACGACCATGCGGTGGAACATCACGAGTCTCATGGTGGCGATCCAGGTACGTCGCGCATTGCAGTGCTGACGGCCGTGCTTGCGTGCTTCGGCGCAATATCTGCCTATCAGAGCGGTGCCGACGAGAGCCTCGCGCTGCTCTACAAAAATGACGCCGCGATCCGGAAAACCGAGGCTGCGAACCAGTGGGCCTACTACCAGGCGAAGGGTGACAAGCAGAATCTCGCCGAACTCGGTGCGGCGTTGAGCCCGGAGACATCGCCGCAGCGAAAGCGGTTCGAGACGGATGCCGCGAGATACCGCGCCGACAAGGAACCGATCCGGGCGCGCGCGGAGGCGCTCGAAAAGGAAGTCGAGAAGAACAACGCGGCGAGCGAGGAGCGGATGCACCGACACCATCGATGGTCGCAGGCGACGACCGTCATCCAGATCTCGATCGCGCTGGCCGCTATCACGATCCTCACGCGGCGATCATGGATGCAGGGGCTGTCGATCGGCGTGGCCGCGATCGGCATCGTGGTGGCGGGGTTGGCGTTCTTTGGGGTTTGATGGGCTGAGAGGCCATCAGGGTCCAGTCGTATCGATACAGACTAGCGATTATGATTTTACATAACGTGAAGAAAGGCTGCTAACTAAAGCTGGCGTTACACCTGCGGGACCAAGGCCCCACAAGCGTTAGCGGGTAGCGCCAGCCACCGAAAACCCTTGGAAAATTTTTCCAGAAGTCCGGACCAGACGGCGCGTGCCTCGTCGCTTTTCGAGCGCTCGACTTGCATCGCGAACAGGACTTCAGCGGGCTCGATTTCACAGATGTGGGCGATCTTGATCGCCATCGCATCATCGAAATGGCTACGGCCCTTGCGGTAGTTGGTGATTGCCGATTGACCGACACCCAGCAGTTTCGCCAGCGCGTAGTCCGACGGCAAATCGCGCTTGATCTTCGCAAGATCAAGGTAGTGATCGCAGTTCTTCATTGAAAAACCCCTTTTGATTCAACCCGGTGCAACAGTACTGCAAGTCTCTTGCTACTGCAACGTGCAGAAACTTTGCACGTGTTAGGGTATTGCATGCTTTAGAAGTCTTGCAGTAATATCCGACCCGTCGCCCCGGCACCCGGTTCTCAACCCCGCCGGTCTTGAGCTGATCCCTCATGGGCCGGGGCGATGTTTCTCGCTGTATCCGTTCAAGGGGTTGAATAGGGGAAGTCAAATGCACGTTTCGCTGCAACAAACGCTTACACCTTCGGTGCACACGCGCCAATCGCTCACGCCGCATTTTCGTGCGTGGATGGATGCGATGATTGGTTTGGTCCGAAAGTGGACTCAGTTCGACGGCGCGCACTGCGCAGGGTGGGCGGCATGAAAACCATCGTCAACGAACTGCGCGACGAATTGCGCTCGGCGCACGTCATCCTCCGCAACACGCTCGGCGTCGCGACATTCGACCAGAAGCTCGCGTGGGGAAACGCGAACGAGCGGGATGGCGTGATCGGCGAGGGGGTAACTCGCGCTCACGAGCGCCAGATGGCAATCAATTCGGGGGTAGGGCTCGCGCTGTTGAACGAACTGGAACACGCGGATCGGATCATTGCGAACGTCGCCGCGCTGCTGTCAGCACATCAACGCGACCTTCTGCTTATCGCGAATCGACAGGATGGGGTGACGGTTTCTTTCGGTCAGCAGTTCCGAGAAATCGAGCGCGCCGTACTGCTGCGACGCGCTGCGGAAGTCGATTTACGCGATTTGCTGCGTACCGGTGGGGCCGTCGATCAGGCGCAAGTCGCGCCTGATTACGCGGGCCGAGCGTGGGTGGGGCGGATACGTGCATGCCGCGATCGCGTATGTGATTTCGAGGCAGCGTTGCTGTTGTTGCAGTCAGGTTACGTCGGGGAATGCCTTGTGAGGGTTGTCGAGCAATTCCCCAATGATGCCGTCCATTATCTGAACGCTGAACACCGGCGACTCCTTCGCAAGCTCGTTGCCGAGTGCCTTGAGCGCCTCGATCAATCGATCGAGGCTAGCTTGATCGGTCACGGGGTTGCGGAGAAAAACCGGTAGGACACGACCGATGACCTGACCAGTCATGAATAGACCGGCATTGGTGTATTGCTGTACATCGCCAATCGTTGCCGGTGTGTCGGGGGAAACCTTTCTGTTCATGTCTGCCCTCTGTCCGTGGATGCGGTTACCGATTTGTGGGGCGTAAGTATAGCTCGGGCCGGAAACCGATTTTCTTGATAGTGCGAACACCAATTGCGGGTGAGTCAATGGCAACTGTCTATAGCATTCCTAATCAAAAAGAAGCGGAAACGCTCGCGATCCGGCGAGTGATTCGCGCCAGTAACGCCGAACACATTGCGCGTCGTCGCGCGAGCGATGAGGCCGAGCGGCGGGCGGCGACGCTTCGGCAGATCGAGCGCGCATTCTCCATCCTGAGGTCGGTATGACGCTTGCCGACATTCAAGCCGCTGCGCCGCGCCAGATCGAGCGCGGCATTATCGAAACCGGCCCGTTCTACGAACGCCGCATGCGCGGCGGCTACTTCACGGTGAGCGGATCGGAATTCCATTGGTACGAGGAAAGCGGGGCCGCCCCGGCTTGCTGCATGTCACGCGATGACGCGCTTCGCGCGGCACGAGAAAGCCGTCGAACGATCTACGCGGAGGCCGCGTGACCGTTACTGCGCCCCTAATCAGCTACTTCGGCAGCAAGTTCCGCATCGCGCCGTGGGTGCTCTCGCACCTGCCGTCGCATGAAATCTACGTCGAGCCGTTCGGTGGCTCGGCCGCCGTTCTTCTGCAGAAACCGCGAAGCCGCGTCGAGATTTACAACGACCTCGACGGCGAAATCGTGAACCTGTTCCGTGTGGTGCGTGATGACGCAATGCGGGCGCAGTTGGTTGACGCGTTGAACGCGACGCCGTACGCACGGGCCGAGTTCGACGCGGCGTGGCACGTGGCAGACGAGCCGGTCGAGCGCGCACGGCGCTTGTGCGTTCGTGCGCAGATGGGTTTCGGGTCGATTGGCTCGACGCGCCCGTTGCATTCGCCTATCGGGTTCGCCGCCGACATTTGGTCGGATGGCCCGGGGCAATGGTTGCGGTACCCCGCGCGCCTCGCGGCTGTTGGCGCCCGTTTGCGCGGAACCCTGATCGAGCATATGCCCGCCGTCGAACTGATCGCGAAATATGACGCGCCGGGCGTCCTGTTCTACGTCGACCCGCCGTACCTGCCCGAAGTGCGTAACAGCGTGTCGCGTGGGCTCGGTCGCGACTATCGCTGTGAAATGTCCGCGTTCGAACATGCCGATCTGCTGGCGATGCTCGCGAATCTGCGTGGCATGGCTGTCGTCAGCGGTTACGCGTCGGGAATGTATGACCGCGCATTGAGCGGATGGGCGCGGTTCACTCGTAGCACGAGGGGGACCGGGCAGGTTGGCACCGTAGCCCGGGAAGAGGTGGTTTGGGTTTCGCCCGCGGCTTGCGCTGCGACTGGTATCGAGCCCCGCGCGTCGGTATGCCTCGGCGACGATGCGGCGGACATGCCCTTGTTCGCGACTGGCACGACGCGGGGCTGACATGGATCAGCACCGCGACGACGAGGCTATTTCGACGCGCGAACTGCTGATCGAGGATCTAGCGGATTTCGGCATTGGAGCGGGCGCGCTCGCTACTGCTCCCGCGCTATCAAGCCCGCCGCGAACGGCGGAATCCGATCAAGCCGAAAGAGCCGCAATGTGTGTACTTCGTCCGCTCCTGCGCGATCTGTCGAAACGACGTTTTCAATTCCGGTAATCACGAGGTCAACCCCATGAAACGAACGCACGAAGAAAAGCAACTGCCGCTGTGGGCAATCTGGCTACTCACGATCGTTTTTGTGCTGGCGTGGTGCGGAACGCACCCCGACGAAGGTACGGAACCCGCATGGCCCGTTAAAGCGTCGCGCCCCGCGTAACGTTCCCCCTCTCGAATTCCAGACGTATCTATGTGGATCTATGCGCACGACGCCGAAAGCAGCGTTCCCGCACTCCCCGAAGCGAACAAGGCAAAAAAGCGCCTTCCCGTGAAGTGGATGCGCCGCGCGCTTGAGCAGGCGCGCGACGCCGGGCGCGAAAGTGCGCGCAAGTATCGCGAGCGAACCGGGTTCAACGCGTCGCACATGTTCGATCTGGCCGCCGCCGCTAACTCGCTGCGTGACTTTCTCGAAGATCATGCGCCGGACGGCATGCCTGTTTCCCCTGACGCGACCGATCATGAAATCTGCATGAAGGCTCGCCGCATCGCGTCCGATGTGACGATGCGCGCGTATGGGCTCGAACTGGCCGATGCGCTCGTCGTCGCGCGGGCGACGTGCGGCGCCTACAACGTCGAGATGCCGAATTTCGAGCACCCGGCCGATCAGGTCGCGCGTGTGAAGTGCGAACTGTGGTGGCGTCGCCAGTTGCGCAAGATGCACATTCGTAGCTTGGAACACTCGAACATTCGTCTGCACTTCGTCCACTTGAAAGCGGAACCGTACGCGAGCGACGAAGCCGTACGGCGACGCATTGCGCAGAACCGGCGCAACGCTCGCACGCTCGAAGCGGTGACGATGGAGAACGAAGACGGGCAGCGCTTCACGCTCGCCGAACTGGCGTCGAAGGGCATTTCGAACAAGGCATTGAAGCGCGGTGAACTGTTCACGCGCCTGCGCGGACTGGAAGAACTGGCCGACGGTGCGCGGTATCGCGGCGTCATGTTCACGCTGACTTGCCCGAGCCGTTTCCATGCGGTCAGGCAGACCGGAAGCTGGTTCAAGCCAAACCCGAACTATGCGGGCGTCACACCGCGCGACGGGCAGGCGTACTTGCGGAAGGTGTGGCAACGCATCCGCGCCGAATTGAGCCGCGAGGGTGTGACGTACTTCGGCATGCGCGTTGCGGAGCCGCATCACGACGGCTCGCCGCATTGGCACGGTCTGGTGTTTTCGAACGACGTCAAGCGGTTCTGCGAAATCATGCGCAAACACGGCCTGCGCGACTCCGGCAACGAACCGGGCGCGCGCGAGCATCGCGTGCGCTTCGAACTGATCGACAAGGCGAAAGGCTCGGCGGTCGGGTACATCGCCAAATACATTTCCAAGAACATCGACGGTCACGCGGTCGGCGACCACAAAACAAACGAAGGCTACGTGGTGCAGTCGGATTTCTGGGACGACGACGAAATCACGCCGTCGGCTCGCGTAGAGACGTGGGCCGCGTTGTGGGGCATCCGACAGTTCCAGCAGTTCGGCGGCGCACCGGTTGGCGTGTGGCGCGAGCTGCGCCGCGTGAAAGAGGACGATTTGCCCGCGATCGAAGAATCGGCGCGCATCGTGGCCGCGTGGACGGCAGCGCAGAAGCGCGACGACAAACCCGCCGATTGGGCAGCGTACTCGCGCGCAATGGGCGGCATCGCGGGCGAGGCCCGCATGGTCTATATCCGACACACGATCGAGCATCGCGAGGGGCGATATGGCATCGCGCCGGTACGCGTGCCGCACGGTGTTGAGGCTATCGGCGTCGCGAGCATCGTTGACGGGCTTTGCTCGTACTCCCGCGAAACGGAGATTTTTGTACCGTCGACGCGTCACGTGTGGCGGGTGGTTCGGCGCGGCGGCGCAGCCGCCCGCCCTTGGACTGGTGTCAATAACTGTACGCAGGAGCCCGAGCGGGTCGAAGCGCCAGAAACGCCAGTCGCCGCATGGCTCGAATATGCGGAGTCTTTCCGCATCGATCCGCCCGTAGATCCGGGCCGCACGCGCTCCGAGCGCGCACGCGTATCGCACGACGTATCCGACTGGCTGGCCGATTACGACACGGCCGACGCCACGCAGCACCTGCAACCTAACCATTCGGGAGCCCTATGAACGCCAGCTATCGCGATCCGCACGACATGTCGATCGAATGTCCCGCGTGCGACGGGAAAATCGAGGCGCGTCATTCTGAGTCGATGAGTGACACGATGCGCCGCCTCTATTTCTGGTGCCCCGATTGCGGATTTCGTGCGCCCGCGTCGCTCGAAATCCTGTATTCGCTGTCCCCGTCGGCGTCGCCGCGCGATGGGCTCGACCTGCCGATCGTGCGTGCTGATCCGCTGGACGGCTCGGTCAATTCCCGCACGTCGAAGCGGATCGGGTTGTGACATGCGGTGGACCATGCCATGTCCGCATTGCAAGTCGCGGGGTATCGCCCGCGTGATGCTGCGAACGTCAGATTTGTGTTGGAACGTGGATTTCCAGTGCGACAACGTGCTGTGTGGTCACACGTACCGAACGGCGCTCACGATGACGCCCGCCGAGCAACCAGTGCGCCGCGCCGAGCGGCGGGAGTCGCTTTCGCTTTTTGATGACGCGCCGGAAGGCGGGTCGGTTTCTGATGATGGCGACATTCCGTCGCCGGGGTACTTGAAAGGGGATGAACGATGAATGCTGCAACGAACGTACAGGCCGAAATGGAACTGGTGCCGGGCAATGTGAAAGAGATCGTGAAACCGTTCCGGCAGGGCACGGCCGACGTGTACATGGTTTCGCTCGACGCGATCCGCGTCCGGCCCGAGTTCAACGAAGCGCGCGAGGCTGACCCCGAGTACCCGGCCGCTGTTCGCGAGGTTGCCGATTCGATCCATGCGAACGGCTATTTCCGACACAAGCCGCTCAAGGTCGCTGCTGCGGCCGACGGCTATCTGTACGTCTCGGACGGTCATACCCGCTGGGACGGCGTGCAGTTGGCAAACAGCGAGGGGGCGGGTATTGAAGCCGTGCCGGTGATCAACGAGGTGCGCGGCACGACCGAAGAAGATCGGATTTTCGGGCTGATCCTCGATAACTCAGGCCGCCGCCTGACGCCGCTCGGCGAGGCGATGGTGATCAAGCGCCTGATCGGCCGCGGAATCGATGAGAAGGAAATCGCGCGGCGCTTGACGCGCAACGTCGCGTCGATTCGGAACGCGCTCACGCTCGTGGCCGCGCCGAAGCCGATCAAGGAAATGGTCACGTCGGGCGCAGTCTCGGCGACGAGCGCGGTGAAGGTGATGAAGGAACAGGGATCGAACGCGGTTGCTCACCTGCAAGCGGCGAAAGAGGCTGCGACGGCGGCCGGAAAGACCAAGGTCACGCCGAAGACCCTGAAAGCAGTCGGTGGCACGAAACAAACAGCCAGGTCAAACGATGCCGATTTGCTCGACTGGCTCGCGGCTCAAAGCAACGTCACGATCAGTAAGATGCACGTGGCTGGCGAACAGCCAGTGTTTCGCGTTGACGTGTCCGACGTGATCGAAAAGCCGGTGGCCGGTGAGGGCGCGGACCTGCGCGCGGCGATCGTGAACGCTCGCCAGCGAGGCGCGAAATGACGGCGCTCGCGGCGTTGACCGCCGCCGATCTACAGGCATTGGCTGACGTTGAGGAACCGCGCTTTGCGCAGTATTGGGCATCGGGTGTGTGGTTCCACGCCGGTGATAGCAGCGGCTGGCGCGGCATCGGGTGGACTGTGTGGATGGAGTGCGCCGCGCGCGCGTGGGTTCCGCCGCACGCTGCATCGTTGACCGCATGGGGTGTAACGGACGGCCGCGCACTCGTGCATCTTGCCTATGACGAAGATGAGGCGCGTTCGTGGGCCGTCAACGCGCGGGCGGACCACCGGAACCGCAACATGCTGCCCCCGCTGTACAGCGTCGTGCGCTTCTCGGCCGCCGTTCGAAGTCCACGACACACTGTGGCGACAAACCGCCCGCGCTGGATCGCGTTCGCCGACGCATTGCCTCCACTTCAAAGCAACGGGCGAGGCGACACGGCGCGACGCAAGGTGCTCGTGACGAACAACATTGATGCGCGAGACGCGTACGGCGATCCGTCACACGTGTGGCTCGGAAGGCCGAACCATGATGAAAACGATGGCTGGTATGTGTTCGACGGCGGCCGGTTTCTCACGCATTGGGCGGACCCCTTTACGGGCGATCCTGAACCCGCACGGATGGACGCGCGGACGGCGTTCGCGAAGTTCTGGCGCGAAGTGGACGAAATGGACGCGGAGGAAACCGCTCGAGCCGCGTTCGCCGCTGGCATGGCGTTCGACCGCGCCACGTGTGCCAATAGCGATACAGCGGCCGGGCAGACCGCAACGCGTACACGAATTCAGGGGGAGTGATGCAAGACGACAATACCTATTCCATCATCGCCACGCAGGAACAGCGCGGCGATATCAAGATGGTAGCGTTCGATAACGACAGCAAGGGGCTTACCGTCGTGATGGAAAACGGCGACCAATTCCGGCTCGAACAGCGGTACAGCGCAACGCACACCGGCTTTGGTAATGGGTACGGTTCGGCGTTCATCGCACTCGCGGCGCTGCTGCTCGCTCAACATGAACGCATCACGGCTCTTGAGCGGGCAGCGGCCGTCCGATCATTTGACGCCGGGAACACCTAACGTTCAGGCAGTCTGCGCCGGGGCGCGCTCGTCGTGCGCGAAACCGGCGCGCTCCAACACCTCACGGGCCGCGCGCCCCAATACTTCCTCCGACCATTGGTTGATGCTTTCGTCCGACAGGGCGGCGGCGATACCAACGCGCGCATGCACGGCCGGATCAATGCGGAGCATCAGCTTGCCGGACGCGGGCTTCTGCGGCTCGCGCCCGGCGCGTTTGCAATCGTCCAGGTAGTGATCGACGGCCGCATGAAAGTCTCGCGACAGTTCGTCCACCGTCTCGCCGTGGAAACTGATCTTGTCATCCACGCCGAGCACGTGGCCGACGAAAATGTTATCGCGCCCGTCGAAATCGATCCGGGCGAAATATCCTTTGTAAGACATGGCGTTGTTCATGGCTTGATTCCCATTTCGATAAACCAGTCGCGCAGATCCTCCACCTGATACCGCTTCGCCTCTTTGCCCGGGTGCGGGCGGTGGTGATAGCGGCGGGTGCCGTTCAATTCGAAGGCGATGCGCGACCCCGCGCCTTCGTGAATTTCGCCGCCGAGCGCGGCGACGAGCGATTCAATATCAGAAAACACGATCCCGCCCAGCGTGGGCTTCGTGAAGATCGCGGCGAGGGTGCGGGCGTGTTTCGATTTCATGCCTAGATGATAGCAGAAAGTGATATCAACGTGCAATCAAAAAGTGATATCACGACAGGAAATCGACGCACCGCGCTCGGCGCGATTTCCGGGCTTCTGAGCGGTTCGCGCCTTAATGCGTCCAGACCCTTAGCCCGGTCGTCGGCGTGCCCGTGGCGGGCCATACGCGCGTTCGCAGGGGGCGTATCGCGCGCGCCGTGCGGGGTGGTTGGCCCGCGTCCCGGCCCCCGGATCGCGCAGTCCCCCTCCGCGCCTGCCCGCTAAAAAAAGGGGGGCTTTCAGACGCAAAACCTCGGCCCGGCGCAGGCCCGCGCGGGGCGGGTTTCGGCGATTTTCAGAAGAAATCGTCAGACGCAGCCAGACGCACGCAAGGCAGTGCCAGACGCGGGGCCGAAAAGTGCCAGATTCGGCACTTTCAGCCGGTTACGCGGCGCTCGCCGTCGGCGCGGCCGTCGGGATCGCGTAGTCGGTGAACCGCACGATTTCCTCACCCGCCCATTCGTTGATCTTGAGGAACTGCTGTTGCAGCGGCACGATTTCGTTCCGCCCGAACACGCGCGCGGCGGTGTCGGCCGCACCGAACCCGCCTGTATTGCTCGGGACGATGCCAAGCAACTGCGGCGGAACGCGGTGGGCCGCGAGCGTGTCGTCGCGCGTCACGTTCTTGATGTCGAAAAACTGGTCTTTCGCTGCAACCTCCGAAATCGGGATCAGTTGGACCGCGCCTTTTTCACCGCCGCTGTTTCGCGCGGCCGAGTGCAGAAACAGGTTGCGGAAATTGCCGATGCCCTTCGAGTCGCGTAACGCCTTCCGGATCGCGTCTACGTCGTCCGGGTCCATGTTCGGGTCGTTGAGGTACAGGATGAACCCCGCATGCGAGCCGTTCGCGTAGTAGCGGCGCCGGAACAGGGTAGCGGACTCGTTCAGCCACGCAGATTGGAGCGATGCGACGTACTCGGGCATGCCGTACACCTCCTGATTCACGTCCGGTTCCATCAACTGAAAGATCGAACCCGTGTCGAACTGGTGGCGGTTGAGAAAGCCGTCGATGAACACGAAATTGACCAGATCCGTTTTTCGGCGCGTGTATTTCGCCGGGGAAGGGCGATATCGAAGCACTCCACCGGCGCGGTTGCGCTCGCGTTCGAGGTACGCGTCGCCGAAAACCAGAAAATCGAGTGCGAGGCGGCGGAACGCGTCGCGCGAAAACTTCGGATGTTCGATGAACGTCGAGGCGAGCACGTTCCGTTTGAAGTACAGCGCGGACGCGTGGTGCGTGCCCGCACGAAGCGATTTCGCTAGCCCGGCGCGGCTGATCGGTGGCTCGAAATAATCATCGATCGCCCACAGTTCGGCGTAGTCGAGAATGTCGGCGCCGTCGATCGCGGCGACCGCATCGCCGAACGTGAACGTTTCGATCGAGGACAGCGGCGCGCGCGTTGCAACGTCGTGCGCGTCGGTGGTCGGAACGAGGGCGGTGCTCATCAGTAAATCTCCACGGTGCTGCGTGCGCGGCTGGCACCTTCGAGGGGTTCGTTATCGAGCGCGTGAAGGCAGGCCCATGCGAGGTCAGCGTGGCCGATTTCTTCGTTACGCGCGGCGGTGTAGGTCATCTTCGTGCCGCTCGGCGTCATGGCTCGGCGGATGGACAGGAACGATTGCGCGAGGTCGGTCATACCTGCGTCGAATTCCAGGCGCTTTTTCCCGATCACCGACATGCCTTTCAGGACAAGGCGGTTTTTCACTTCGGGCGAGTAATTGATCGGTACGACGCGCGGGAAGAACTGGCGCACAAGCTGATGCACGCCGTGGCCGATGCCGGTCGTATCGATCGCGATATAGGTCACGTGGTAGCGCTGCGTCAATTCGCGGATTTTCTCGGCCTGCGTTTCGAAGTCGATGCCCTTCCAACGATGCCGTTCGAGCACGCGGAATTTTCCGTTCGGCTGCTCGGGCGGGGCGATGACGACGCACCCGGCCGAATCGCCAGTGAGGGCAGGGTCATAGCCGATCCATACCGGCCTCCAGCCGAACGGCCGATCGAGCAACGGCTTCACGTCCGTCCACACGTCCCATGAATCGACCATGCACGCCTGTACGAGCCGGAAGGCGAACACCGAAGAGGTGTCGTCCACGAACTGGCACATGTACAGGTTTTCGAAATCGGCGGGGCTGTTCGTTGAGCGCAAGTCCTCCAGATCCAGTTTCGTGAATCCGGATGCAATGGCATCCTCTGCCGTGACGATCTGCCGCCATTGCCCGTCGCCGCACTGGCGCCCGCGTGCAAGGGACGTATGGGAAATGTCGATCTCGACGCGCTCATCGTCGGGACGGTCGCGGTTAAAGTCCGCGCCAGTCCAAAACGCATAGGCTTCGTGCGTCGTCGTGGACGGCGTAGAGAAGTGCGTCATCCGCAAATGCGAATGCGTCGCCATCCCCTTCGCTACCTTGTTCAGTTCCGCAAACTTGCTGACCCAGAAATACTCATCGAAATACAGGTCGCCGTTGTAGCTTTGGGCCGTTCGTGAACTGGTGCCGAGAAAAATCAATTCCGCACCGTTCGACAACCGCATCGGATCGCCGGTTAGCTCAACCTGCGCAGCGTTCCACGCAAATTTCTGGATATACGAGCGGAACACGTGCGCCTGTGCGCGGCTCGCCGACAGAAAAATCTGATTCGTGCCGGTTTCCAGCGCGCGCACGAGCGCCTCATGCGCGAAATAGAACGTAGCGCCGATCTGTCGTGACTTCAGGATGTTGCGGCGGCGCAGGTGTCGATTCTCGAACCACGTGTTTTGATGGCCGATCAGTTGCTCGCGCATCGCGTCCTTCAGACGCTGTTCCTGCTCGGCCGTGATGACGTTGCGATTCGATTTTCGCGACGACGATCGCGGCGACGTGTTCGATTTTCCTTCGCTCGCCGTACCGCTATCGCCCCCGACACTTTCGGCCCGCTCGGCGCGCACCTGAATGCGTTGCTGGCGTTCCATTTCTCGACCGAGCAAGTCGAGTTCTTTGAAGTCCTTCCCGTCCTTGTTTTCCTTCGCGATCAACACACGCTGTCGCTGCACGAGCGCATCGATAACCTTGTCGGTTGACGTTGCCTTGTCCCATCCCTCGCGCTGTTTCCACGTCTCCACCGTCGACCTCGGCTCGCCGATGTACTCGGCGATGGCGGCAATTTTCCAACCGCTCCAAAACAGATCGCGCGCAACACGGCGCGTGGCGAAGCTCGTCACGTTCGTTGCGCATACATCGTTCGATGCCGGGAAGTCGGCGAAGGGGTTTGCAGGTTTGACCATGCGTCGAGCGTATCGCGCGCGCGAGCGCGAAATCGACCGTCTGAATCTGTACCCGGCCTGTCACACGGGAGCGTGCGTTGAAGCGATTGCAGCGCTCACGCACGATGGTGTTCACGCTCGATAAGCGGACAGGAATCAACAGGGAGAAATCACAATGAAGTTTGTGCGGGTGGCAACGGAAGGCGCGACCACGGACGGTCGCGACATCACGCGACAACAGATCGAGGAAATGGCGAGCACGTATGACCCGGCGAAGTACGGCGCGCGCGTATTCCTCGAACACTACCGGGGGGTCATGCCGGATGGTCCGTTCCGCGCATACGGCGATGTTCGCGCCGTCGAGGCGCGCGAGGTCGAGGACGGCAAGCTGGCGCTGTTCGCACAGATCGACCCGACGGACGATCTCAAGGCAATGGTGAAGGCTCGCCAGAAGGTCTATACGAGCATCGAGATTGCGCCGAATTTCGCAGATTCGGGTAAGGCATATCTGTACGGCATCGGCGTGACGGACAGCCCCGCGAGTCTCGGAACCGAAATCCTCACGTTCTCGCGGCAACACCCGGACTACTTCAAGTCGTGGAAGGGCGCCCCGGAGAACGTGTTTTCCGTCGGCGTCGAGGTTGACGCGGCGGCGCTCATCGACGATGCGCCCACCAGTCCGCCCATTTCGCCCGCATCGTTCGCGTCTGCGGTGACTTCGAAGCTCGCAGAGATGTTCGGCATCGGCGCGAAAGATTCAGCCCAAACGCAGACGCCGAAGGGTGCTCGCGGGGCCAGCGATCCGGCGCCGGGCAGCGGCGCCAGCGGTGACTCCAACGCGGATGCGGTGACGCGTCTCTCACTGCACTGCGCGACGCAACAGGTGCTGATCGAAAACCTGACGCGTGACCTTGCGTCGGTCAAGGCAGATCGCGAGAAAGACCGCGAAGCGTTCAACACCCTGAGCAAGCAACTCGAAAGCGAGCCGGGCGGGGTCACGCGACCGAGCGCCAAGGGCAGCGCTGATTGGGACGCGACCGACTGCTGACGGCAACCGCGCTCACTCACCACACAACGAATCACCGGAGAACACATGAACCCGATTACCCGGCGCGCGCTGACGCGCTACATGGACAACATCGCGAAGCTGAACGGCGTCGCGAGCGTCGCAGAAAAATTCGCGGTCGCGCCGAGCGTGCAACAGACGCTCGAAAAACGCATTCAAGAATCGGCGGCGTTCCTGCAACAGATCAACGTTCAGGGCGTGACCGAACAGATGGGCGAAAAGCTCGGCCTGCTCATCGGCGCACCGATCGCGAGCACGACGGACACCACGAAGGGGGACCGGATCACGGTCGATCTGACCGACATGGACCCGAACAAATACGTTTGCACGCAGACGAATTTCGACACGCACCAGCGGTATAGCAAGCTCGACGCGTGGGCCCAGTTCCCGCAATTCCAGACGATGGTGCGCGACGTGAACGCGCGGCAACAAGCGCTCGACCGGATTCGAATCGGCTTCAACGGCGTGAGCCGTGCCGACACGTCCGATCGCGCGAAGAACCCGAATCTGGAAGATGTGAACAAGGGCTGGTTGCAGAAGTACCGCGATCAGGCGCGGGATCGCGTCATCAGTGAAGGAAAGAAGGGTTCCGGCAAGCTGGTGATCGGCGGCGCCGATGGCGATTACTCGAACCTCGACGCGCTCGTCTACGAAGCCGCGAATTCACTGATCGAGCCGTGGTACGCGGAAAGTCCCGATCTCGTCGTGCTGTGCGGCCGGGATACGCTCCTGGACAAGTATTTCCCGATCGTCGCCCGCGACAACCCGCCGACCGAAACGCTTGCGGCCAGTTTGGTTATCAGCCAGAAGCGCATCGGCAACCTGCAAGCGGTGCAGGTTCCGTTCATGCCGCGCGGCAAGCTGTTCATCACCATCCCGAAAAACCTGTCGATCTACTGGCAAATCGGCGGCCGTCGACGCGCGGTGATCGACAACCCGAAGCGCGATCAGGTCGAGTTCTTCGAATCGAGCAACGAGGCGTATGTGGTCGAGGACTTCGGCGCCGGTTGCCTGATCGAGAACGTCGAATTCGCCGGTGCGCCTGCGCCGGTCGCCGGCCAGTAAGGTGCGGCGATGACGCGACATACCCCGATCACTCGGCACCTGATGCGCGTCGCCGCGTCGGCCGCGTTCGTCGCCGAACCCGGCGACACGCGCGGCGAGGTCGCGGCGAGCACGCAGCGCGGGCAGGATAGGGCGTACGAAATGATGCGCGCGAAGCTCGCGACGGATCAGCGGCGATTGAAGGAAACGCAATCCGTTGAGCGCAAGGTCGAGATCAAGCGCGAAATCCTGCCCGACTACGTGCCGTACATCAGCGAAGTGCTTGAGCGCGACGCGGGCGGTCAGGATGACGTGGTGACAACGATCATGCTGTGGCGGCTTGACGCCCGTGACATGGGCGGGGCGATGGATATCGCCCGCTACGCGATCCGCCACGGGCTGACGATGCCCGCGCATTTCGACCGCACGCTACCGGCGACGGTGGCCGAAGGGTTCGCCGACACGGCTGACGTGCCGTCGGGCCTGCTGGCCGAAGTGATCGACCTGACTGCGCCTTTCGATATGGTCGATCAGATCCGCGCGAAGCTGTTCAAGGCGTATGGCGTGGCGCTGACCGCGGTCGATCCGAACGCCGCGCTTGCGGCGTTCCGACGCGCGTTCGAACTGAACGACAAGATCGGCGTGAAGCGCGATATCGCGCGGCTTGAAGCGCTGCTGTCCGGCAAAGAATCTGCACCCGGCCCCGAAGGTGAGGGCTCGGATGCGTAACGCGTCCCTCGCGACGTGGCGGCACGCGTGCCGGGCGGCAGGCATTGCGCCTTGCCAAGCGGCACGCGTCCACCGCCACCCCGAATCGGTGCGGCGATGAACGATTTCGTTTCGACCGCACCCGTCCCGGCCGCGACCGCGCCGAAACCGGCCGATCCTGCTGTCGCCTCCGTCATCCCGGGCGATGGATGGTTTCCCGAAATCGATCTGCGCGTCGCCCGTGAGGTGATGCGCCTGCAAGACGGCACGATCACCGATGCGCGGTTTCGCGATGCGGTGGTCGAGGGCATCGCGCATACCCGTGACGTGCTTGCCGCGTGGCGCGCGGATCGCGAGCGCGAAGGCGCGGCCGATTTGGCGGCGACCCTGAGCGGCGACGTGGACAGCGTGAACGTGCAGGTGTCGCGCTTTCGCCGGGCCGTGTACGCATGGGCGCTTGCGTGGCTGGTTGAGCGCTATCGCGGTTACGACACGTCGGCCAGTGGCACGCGCCGGGCGGAGGCGCTGGATTGCCTGCCGGAGGACGCGCGGCGTGATGCGTATTGGGCCGTCTCCGACATCATGCGCCGCCAGCGCGTCACGGTGGACCTGATCTGATGAAGGTACGTGCACAACAAAACGAAACCGTCGACGCGCTCTGCTGGCGTTGGTACGGCCGCACCGATGGCGTGGTCGAGGCGGTGTTAGAGGCGAACCCGGGTTTGGCCGATATCGGCCTGTTTCTTCCGCTCGGGTTCGAGGTCGAAATGCCGGACCCGACGGGGATCGCGGGAACGGCGCCGCTGGTTCAGCTATTCGATTGAGGTTCGTATGCGAAAAGACCCCGGTTTTCAAGATCACGGCGCGCGGGCTGTCGTGTTCCGCGCTCTGTATGCAGTGCTCGCGCTCGTGGTCGTCACGCGCAGCGTGTCGGCGCCGCACGCGCTCACGGACATGATGATGCAGCGGGAGGGTTTGCCCGGCGCAATCCTGACGCTCGCCATGATCGGAATCGCGATGGTGCAGGTCGCCGACGTGCTGCTGAACGGCATCCTGCCGCGACGTTGTGCGTGCGTGTGGCTCGTGCAGCATCGCCACGCGCTGTATGTCGGCGCGGCGTTCTGCTATCTCGTGCCGCCCTTCGTGTTTGCGCCGATCCTCGGCGACGCGTGGGGCGCCTATCTGCTGTATGTCGGAATGGCCGTTACCAGTCTGGTGCTGGCCTTCCATGATCAATTCGAAAAACGTCATCGGAGGGCTGCGTGCAAAACCTGATTCGGTATCGGTGGGTCTGGCTGGCGGTGGTGTGGCCGCCGTCGGCGTGGGCTGCAACGGTCACGTTCGGCGACGATCTGTCGAGCATCCCGCTCGCGGCCGTGACGCTGTGCCTGTTCCTGTCGTTCATTGGCGGGCTCGCGAGCACGTTGCAGAAGCTTGCGGCCGACGTGGCGCCGGTCCGCTCGATCGGGCTGGAAATCGCCAAGGATCTGGTGGTGTCGCTGGTGGCCGGGCTGCTGGCGTTCTTCGCGTCCGAATGGATGAATTTTCAGGCCGTGCTTGAGGCGGGCGTGATCACGCTCGCCGGGTACGGCGGTTCGCGGGTGCTCGATCGGATGCTCGATCGTGCGTTGCGCGAAGTGGATCGCGGGGCGGATACGGGCCGATAGGGCACGCACCGCACGCAGGCAATCAGGGAGGCTCTATGCAGTTGACGGACCATTTCACGCTGGACGAACTGACCGCGAGCGACGTTGCGCGCACGCGGCAGATCGACAACACGCCGTCGGCCGCGACGGTCGAAAACCTGCGGCGTCTGGCGCAGACGCTGGAACAGGCTCGCGTGCTGCTCGGCGGTAAACCGATGCAGATCACGTCGGGCTATCGCTGCCCGGCGCTGAATCGCGCTGTCGGCGGCGTCGCGAACAGCGCGCACCTCGCCGGGCTCGCGGCCGATTTCGTGTGCCCCAAGTTCGGTGCGCCGCTCGACGTCGTGCGCAAGCTGGCGGCGTCGAATCTCGCGTTCGATCAGCTCATCCACGAGGGCGGCCGGTGGGTGCATATCGGCCTCGCGGCCGACGGCGTGAAACCGCGTCGACAGGTGCTGACCGCTCATTTCAGTGGCGAATCGGCGTCGTACACGGTGGGCGCATGAATCCGCTCGTCGTGAGGCTGCTGGCGATCGGCGCGGCTGCGCTCGCTGCATGGGGCGGCGTTCGCTATGTCCAATCGCTCCGTGCGGACGTTGCCGACGCACAGCAGGCCGCACGCGCTGCGCGCGATCAGGTGACGGCCCGCGATCAGACGATTGCGCGACTCGCAGCAAGCGCGCAATCGAACGCCGAACTACAACGGCGGCTCGATACGACGCGCACGCAGATCGGCACGGCGCAGGCGCGCATCGAAGCCGCAACCCGGAGAATCCTCAATGAAACGCCCGAATCTCGCGCATGGGCTGATACTGTCCTGCCTTCTGACGTTGCCCGCTTGCAAGCAAGCCCCGATCTCACCGGCGCCTGTGATTACCTTCAACGCGTGCCAACCGGTGACGCGGTGCGTGCTGCCTGCGATGGCGCCGCAAACGAACCGTGACATGAACGCGGCACTACTGACGACGAAGGCAGCGTGGGCGCAATGCGCGGCGACTGTCGACGCGATTGCCGACTGCCAGGCGCGCGCCGAGCGCGCGGCTTCGGGCGCAGATCCGGGCGGCGCACGGTGAAAAAGCTCGATTCGTTGCGCGCCGCGATTACGGACGCGGTCGCGTACCTGCCCGAAAACCCCGATCGGCTGCTCGTGTTCGTTGATGAGGGCGTGATCGAATCGAACGCGTCGCGCGCGCAGTCGTACGTGATTCGCTACGTGGCGCGCATTGTGCTGCTCGATTTCGCCGGATCGACGTTCGCGCTCATGGGCGACGTTACCGAATGGGCGAAGCGCAATCAGCCGGATATCGTGCAGAACCCGGACACCCGGCAGAACGGCATCACGTTCGAAGTGGATGTGTTGAGCAATGGCGCCGTCGATCTGTCGATCCGCGTCCACCTGACAGAAAACGTCGTGGTGAAAGTGGCTGCCGACGGCACGCGGTCGTATGCGTCCGTGGACGACAGTGCGCCGGGGAACGTTGATGTTGACTCGGCCGTCTGGCTGGTCGACCCGGTCGAAACAATTCTCCAAGCGCGCAGACGGTGACGGACAATCTAACGGCACTCGATTCGTGGGTGGGCGAACTGCTCGCGAAGCTCACGCCCGCGCAACGGCGCGGCGTGCTGCGCGCAATCGTGCGCGATCTGCGGCGCAGTCAGGCGGCCCGCATCGCGAAGCAATCGAACCCGGACGGGACACCGTTCGAGCCGCGAAAGCGTGCATCGGGCAAGCGCCCGCCCGCGCGCGCCAGTGTAGGGCGGATCAGGCGTCAGGCCATGTTCATGAAGCTGCGCACGACCCGGTTTATGACGGTCGCGGCGACGGCCGACGGCGGCACCGTCGGATTCGCCGGGCGCGTCGCGCAGATTGCAGCCGTCCACCAACATGGCGAGCGTGCCCCGGTGGCGCCGGGCGGGCCGGAATATCGGTATCCCCGCCGCGTGCTGCTCGGCTTCACTGAGCCCGAGCGCGGCATGATCCGCGACCACTACCTCAAACACCTTTCCTCCCGCTGACGCTCGGTCGCGCGCGCCAGTCACCTTTCCCTCGCTGATTTTGTACCCGGCCTGAGCCGTGGCGCCGTTGCTCGCCTGCCGATCGCGCGCGCGGCACGATGGGCGTATCGATTGATACAGCGGTGAGGCATACGTGGGACAGGCACAGACGAACGAAGCACAGCGCCAACAGCGGAACGGGATTTTGCGCGGCCGCGTGGTCGCGCTCGATCTGGCCGATCCGACCGCGCCCCGGTGCCGCGTTGCCGTTGGCGATCCGGACACCGACGGCGAAGGGCTGACGACGAACTGGCTTCCGTGGAAGGCCACGCGTGCGGGCAAGGTCCGCACATGGAGTGCGCCGAGCATCGGCGAGCCGGTGGTGATCGACTGCCCGGGCGGTGATCCATCGCAAGGCGTTGTGTCCGGCGCCGAGTATGCCGACGACTATCCCGCGCCGAGCACGAGCCCGAGCGAGCACATGATCGTGTTCGCCGACGGCGGCCGGATCGTGTACGACGACGCGAGTCATGCGCTCACGGTTGCTTTGCCTGCCGGTGCCACGATCCATTTCTCCGCGCCCGCGTCCGTGCTGATCGAAACGCAGGCGGCGACAGTCAAGGCCGAAACGGTGAAGATCGACGCGCCGCAAACGACATGCACGGGTGCGCTCACGGTCGAAGGGCCGTTCACGTTCCTGAGCGGGGCAACCGGTCAGGCAGGCGAGGGTGGTTCGGGCGCGGTCATGACGATCCACGGCTCGGCCGATTTCACGGGCGACGTTACCGCAAGCGGTGTAAGTCTCGTGCGCCACCCGCACGATGCGCGGGGCGAGTTCTCCCGTACTTCCTCACCGATCGCGGGGGCGTAATGATCGGCATGAACGCAGATACCGGGCGTTACGTTGAAGGTGTGGATCACCTGCGCCAGTCAATCGGGGTCATTTTTTCGACGCCACTGCGCACGCGCGTGAAGCGGCGCCTGTTCGGCTCGGACCTGCCGGACCAGATCGACGCGCCGGGCAATCAAGGCGTGCTCACGCAGGTATACGCGGCCGTCGCTACCGCGTTGATGCGGTGGGAACCTCGCCTGACGCTCACGCGCGTCTCGATCGATCAGGACGCGATCACGTCGGGCGAATTCGCGGCCGGGACGTTGCCGGTCATCGTGGAAGGCTATACGACGGTGCGTGGTGCTTCTGTCGATTTCCAAACATCGGTTTCGGTCAAGGGCATCGGCGCATGAGTACCCCGATCGATCTGTCGCGCCTGCCCGCCCCCGATGTTGTCGAGGAAATCGATTTTGAGGCATTGCTCGCGGAGCGTAAGGCCGGGTTGCTTTCGCTCGTACCGGAGGGCCGCCGCACGGAAGTGGCGGCGGCGCTCGAACTGGAATCGGAACCGATCACGATCATGTTGCAAGAAAGCGTCTATCGCGAAATGTACCTGCGGCAACGCGTGAACGACGCAGCGCGTGCGGTCATGCTGGCGTTCGCGATGGACAGCGATCTGGATCAACTGGCCGCGCTGCTCGGCGTCGAGCGTCTCGAAATCACGCCCGCAGATCCGGAAACCGGTACCCCGGCCGTGATGGAAGGCAACACCGATTTGCGTTACCGCACGCAGTTGGCGCCACAGGGCTATTCCGTCGCGGGTCCGGAGGGCGCGTATCGCTCGCACGCGCTTGCGGCCCATGGTTCGGTGCTCGACGCGTCGGCGACGAGCCCGGCGCCCGGTGAAGTGCTGGTGACGGTCCTGTCGCGCGATGGCGACGGCACGCCGTCGAAAGAGGTGATCGACGCCGTGACGACGGCGCTTCGTGCGGACGACGTGCGCCCCCTCACTGACAAGGTGACGGTGCGCGGCGCAACGATCGTCGGTTACGAGGTCGACGCGGTGCTGTTCACCTTCCCGGGGCCGGATTCGAGTGTCGTACTGAAAGAGGCTGACGCGAAGCTCGCAGCCTATGTTTCGGAAACGCATCGTATTGGCCGCGAGGTCACGTTGTCCGGCATCTATGCTGCCCTGCACGTGAACGGCGTCGAGCGTGTGAAGCTGAACGCACCGACCGCTGACGTTGAGATTTCCGCCACGCAGGCGCCGTACTGTCGGGCCGTCAAGATCACCCCGGGAGGCGTCTATGGCGGGTGATCTGCTGCCGCCGAATGCGTCGCCGCTGCTGCGCGCGATCGCAGCCGCGAATGCGCAGCTTGGCGAGGTGCCAGTGCCGATTCGCGACCTGATGAACCCGGACACGATCCGGCTCGATCTGCTGCCGTGGCTTGCGTGGCACTTGGGCGTTGTGACGTGGAAAGACGACTGGCCCGAGCGCATCAAGCGCGCGCGTGTGAAAGCCGCTATCCCGATCGCTCGAAAGAATGGCACGGCCGCGGCTGTCCGCGAAGTGGTCGAAAGCTTCGGCGGAAACATCGCTTTGCGGGAATGGTTCGAGCAAGAGCCGCCCGGCAAGCCGTACACATTCGACATGGTGATGACGGTCGCGGCACAGGACGGCAATCCGCCGACCGCATCGTATATCGCCGACATTCTCGCGGAGGTCGATCGCGCGAAGCCCGTGCGCTCCCACTACACCTTCACACAGGGCTTTTCCCTTAGTGGCTCGATCGGTATTGGTGCAGGCGGACAGGCCGCGCTCTATCGTCGTCTGACGTTGACGGAACAATGACATGGCAGGGAATTTCATTCGAGTAACCGATGCCGGGCGCGCTGCGTTGGTCGCGCAGGGCAACACCGGTACGAACGAGCATCGCGTGACCGAAGTCGGTCTGTGTACGGCCGCGTTCGTGTTCGACCCGGCTATGACGGTCATGCCGAACGAGCGCAAGCGCGTGAACACGTTCGGTGGCAAGAACGTCGCGAAAGACACGATCCACGTCACGATTCAGGACACGACGAACGATCAATATTCGTTGTACGGGTACGGGCTCTATCTGGAAAACGGCGTGCTGGCGGCGGTGTACGTGCAAAGCACCCCGATCATGGAGAAGTCGCCCGCTGCTTACCTGATGCTGGCGTCCGACATGCAGTTTGTGTCGATCGACGCGACGAAACTCGTTTTCGGAGACGCGTCGTTTCTGAATCCGCCTGCATCGGAAACGGTGCAGGGCGTGATCGAACTGGCGACGCAAGAGGAGGTCAACGACGGTAAGGATGCGTTGCGCGCGCTCACGCCCAAGACCGCCGCCGCATGGTATGCGCCTCTCATTCGCCCGAAGCTGACCGGCCCGGCGAGCGTTACGTCGGCGCCGACCGATCAGGATGCACAGTTCGCCGTCGCGGCCGCGTCCGGTGCGCTCAACCGCGATGCGAAGATTCGTTTTCTCGGCACGTTCGCAGCAGGCACGGCAGACACCAATGCGCGACTCGTCGCGTCGATTCGTTCCGGGTATGACGCCGGAACGTGGGGCCGCGAATACCTCGATTTCTGGATCAACCGCACACCGAACGACGCGAACAGCGACGCGAACCAGATCCGCGCGATGCGGATCACGTACGGCGGCCGGGTCGTCGTCGGCAACCGCGACGACGACGGCAAAACCGCATTTCAGGTCGGCGGCGATGGCGCGTTCACTGGCGGCATTTCGTCGTCGGCGCTCGATGCGGGCGGCGCCAATATCCGACTGCGTAATGGTCGCGACGTGCTGCTGCGCAACGACGGCTCGAATTTCTATCTGCTGCTGACCAACAACAGCGATCCGGGCGCGTCGTGGAACGCGTATCGGCCGTTCACGATCAATATGGCTACGGGTGTCTTGTCGCTGGACGACACGGGCGCCGGGGCGTACTTCGGCGGGCAAGTGAACGTCCGGGGCATGCTCAACGTCAGCAACGGCGCGAACGAGGCGCGCATGCTGCTCGGTCCGAGCGGTGGGTATTTCTTCGGGACCGGCAACGCTGCCGGGTTCTATCTCCCGTCCACGGGCGCGATGTTCGCATTCGATTTCGCGAAAAAGAATCTGACCGTCGTCGGCAACGAAGTGTGGAACGCGGGCAATCTGCCGAACCCGGCGCAAACGACCGGCATCACTATGACCGGGCAGATTCTGGCCGCCGAAGGCACCGTGACGCGACCCGGCTATTCGTTCGTGAACGACGGCGCACCGGACACTGGCTTTTTCCATATCACTGACGGAGCGTTTGCCGTTACGAACAACGGTCGGGAAACCATGCGGTTTCTCGCTGGCGAGCCGAACCGCGTCCTAGTCGGCACGACCGTGGATGACGGGCACATGCTCCAGGTTGGCGGCAACGCGATCACGCGCGGGCTGCATCGGTTCGGCACTGGCTCCACGACGGCATGGGCTAACTGTAGTGGCGATTGGGGCTACTTTCGCTCGAACGGAAATGTGTCGGTCGGCAGTGAAGGCGCGACCGGCGTATTGCAACTGATTGCCGGAAATTCCGAAATCGCAAAACTCGTCCCGGGCGGCCGGATGACGATCGGCGGAACGGCCGACGACGGCGTGAACGTGGCGCAGGTCGCCGGCAGCGTGCGCGCGGCGAATTACTTCATCAACGGGCAGGGTGCTGGCGACTCCGGTCTGATCGGCATCAACAAGGGAAGCAATGGACCGAACATCGCGTTCTACGGCAGCACGACGGTAGGCGTGGGCGCCCTGACGTTTAGCGCTGGCGGGACTGAGCGCGCGCGCGTCACGGCAAGCGGTAAGTTTGTCGTCGGCCAAACTGGTGACGACGGCAGCGACGCGCTGATTCAGGCGAATGGTCCGATCAAGGCGAATGGTCCTGTCAGGGGAGCTAGCGGGGTCGGCGCGCTCGTGGCGACCAACGGTAGCGGCACGGGGCAGACGTCGATCGTTCTGCGCCGGGAGGGTGCTCCCGTCGATCAGAAGCAATGGGAAGTGCTTCACGGCGGCGATGGCGCGTTCACCGTTCGCGCCGTGAACGATGGATACAGCCAGTCGCGTGACGTGTTTTACGTTACTCGCGGCAGCGGCATTGCAGCGGGCAATATGGGTCTGATGCCGACCGGCGGGCGCGTGTTGATCGGTGGTGCCAGCGACGACGGGTCGATTCTCAACGCAGCGGGCCTCGTTCGCGGGCTCGGTTTCGCAGTTGACGGCGGGGCGTCGTGGGCGACCATGTATTTCAAGAACGGGAGTTTTACCCGCTTCACGCTCGGCAAGACAGACACCGACGATTTCGCGATGAGTGCGTTTGCCAACGATGGCACCACGCAGTCTCGCGTGTTCGATGTTGCTCGCGGCACACAGGTCGTTTCGTTCGCGAAGCGCCCGACATGGGCGGGTGGTGCAGTTCCGTATGACACCGGCAATTTCGACCCGAACTCGAAAGTGAACAAGGCCGGTGACACGATGACCGGCGACCTGCGGGTCAAGCAGCCGAACAACACGGACGCGCGGGGCTTTGTGGTCGCTCGTGCTGATGGTACGGCGCAGGCGTGGTTCCACGGCACGATGAACGGCAACTATTCGGCGTGGGCGACCATGAAGCCGGACGGTTCGTGGCAGGCAAACCCGATCATCGTCTACAACGCCGACAACCGGGTTGTATTCAATTCGGATATCCACGTCACGACGAACTCGCGCTTCTACAACCGACCCACTCTGAACCGAGACGGTTGGCAGGCCGATATCGGCCTGCGCAACAACCGGCCCGGGTTCGACTCATGGTCGTACCTGCGCGCGCGTGATGGCGGCGGCATTGAAATCATCAACAGTGCATACAACGCGGCCACGTGGTCGGTTGACGACTGGGGAACGATGTATATGCGCGGCACCCAGATTCTCGCTACCGACGGGAACTTGAATCTGACGTGGCGAGGCCGCTACCTGAGCGCCGAGATTGACGATATCTGGGGGAACATCAACGCGCGAGCGAGTGCCGGTGCGCGCGTGCAGTGGGATTCCGGCGTGAACAATTTCGGCACCGTCGATCGCCTCAATGGCGCACTGCCTGCGCCGTGGGTCGTTTGTGGATTGAGCGGCCCGGGCAACGGGACGGCAAATGCGATCGTGGTCTACGGCGTAGTACTGAGGAACCAATGACGAAAACTTTCATGCTGCACGTCGAGCAAGCGGCTTTCATCCTGTCGAAGAAATTCCCGCAGCTTGTTCGCTGCAAGGATTACTGGGTCGCGCATCCTGTCGATGAGAAGTCATACGAGCAAACGAAATCGGCATGGGTGCCGATCTGGTATCCCCCCGACATTCCGCAGCCGAGCCCGGCCGACCTGTTGAATTGGTGGCCCGAGTTCGAGGCGGAATTCGCGGTGATCGACGCCGCCGCTCGCGTGCGTCGCGAGCGCGATGCGCTGCTTGCGCAGGTCGACCCGTTGGTCGAGCGGGCGGCGGATTCGGGCGACGCCGATCGCGAGGCGGCGCTTCGAAAGTACCGCGCTGCATTGCGCGACGTGCCGCAGCAGGCCGGGTTCCCACTGAATGTTGTATGGCCGGATTCGCCTGTCTGAGCCGGAACGTTGTCGAACCATTTACTGAACCTTTATCGGAGATTCCAGCAATGACCCTCAAGAAAACGATCACCGTCGAACTGTCGGGCGCTCCCGCCAGCATTCACCGTATCGACTCGGTGACGATCAATTACGCGGCCAACAGTACATCCGTGCAGATGTCGAGTTTCTATGACGATGCGGCACGCCGTGCCAATCGCACGCCGCTCGCAAATTCGATGCTGAGCGTCGAGGGCGTGCCGAAGGCCGGAAAAGACCCGAAGGCGTACGTAGAAGCCGCGTTGGTGGCGCCCGTTCCGGACGGTGAGGACGGCGACGCCACGTTGAAGCAATACGCGCCGAACCGTTACGCGTTTGCGGGCGCCGAGATCATCGCCGACTGACCGGAGCCGACGACGTGCGGTCCAGATCCGGGCCGCGTCAATCCAATATCAAGGGAGTAGAAAAATCATGGCGCAGGACTATCACCACGGCGTAACCGTCGTTGAAGATAACACCGGCGTCCGTCCGATCACCACGATCTCGACGGCCGTTATCGGTGTCGTCTGTACCGGCGACGATGCCGACCCGACCACGTTCCCGCTGAACAAGCCGGTGCTGCTCACGAACGTGCAGGCCGCGCTCGGCAAGGCTGGCCGAAAGGGCACGCTCTACACGACGCTCGATGCGATCCAGAAACAGGCCCGCCCGTACACCGTCGTGGTGCGCGTCGCGCAAGGCAAGGATTCGGCGGAAACCACGTCGAACATTGTCGGCACCGTGAATGCCGACGGCACGAAAACCGGGCTCAAGGCGCTCGAATCGGCGCCGTCCGTGGTGCAGGTGAAGCCGCGGATTCTGGCGGTTCCCGGGCTCGATACGCAGCCCGTCGCGAATGCGCTGGCATCCACCGGGCAACTGCTGCGTGCGATGGCGTACGTCGCGGCTCGCAACGAGACGGGGGAACTGGTCGCCACGCAGGAGGAGGCGGTGGCCTACCGGAAGAAGTTCGGTCAACGCGAAGTGATGGTGATCTGGCCGGATTTCGTTGCATGGGACGACGCCGCGTCGAAAGAGGTTGAAGTACCCGCCGTCGCGTATGCGGTCGGCCTGCGCGCGAAGATCGATCAACAAACCGGCTGGCACAAGACGCTCTCGAACGTCGCGGTGAACGGCGTCGAAGGGATCAGCAAGCCGGTTTCGTGGGATTTGCAGAATCCGGCGACCGATGCGGGCTTCCTCAACGAGAATCAGGTCACGACGCTGATCAACCGGAACGGTTTCCGATTCTGGGGCTCGCGCACGGCATCCGACGATCCGCTGTTCTCGTTCGAAAACTACACCCGCACGGCGCAGGTGTTGGCCGATACGATGGCCGAAGCACAGATGGTCGTGATCGACGGCGCGATGGTCCCGGCGCTGCCGCGCGACGTGATCGAGGGCATCAACGCAAAAATGCGTGAAATGAAAACCAAGGGGCAGTTGATCGGCGGCTCGGCGTGGTTCGACGCGGAACAGAACGGTGTCGTTGCGCTGAAAGACGGCAAGGCGGTGATCAATTACGACTACACGCCTGTGCCCCCGCTGGAAAACCTCACGCTGCGCCAGAAGATCACCGATCAGTATCTGGCCGATTTCGCGTCGCAGGTGAACGCGTAACGCACCCGCCTGGACAAGTAGTCCGGGTCAGACATAGGGAAGGGAGGATAGAAAAATGGGAATGCCGTCCAAACTGAAGCACTTCAACGTGTTTCTCAACGGCGTGTCGTACATCGGCCAGACGGCGGAACTGACGCTGCCGAAGCTCACGCGCAAGATGGAGGAATGGCGCGGCGGCGGCATGGTCGCGCCCGTCAAATACGACTTCGGGCCGGAGGCGATGGAACTGGAATGGTCGCTCGGCGGGATCGACAAGAACATGTTGAACCAGTGGGGCACCCCGTCCGTCGATGGCGTGATGCTGCGCTTCGCTGGCGCGTACAGGAACGATAGCGACGACGAGTGGACCGCCGTCGAAATCGTTGCGCGCGGTCGTTACTCCGAAGTCGATTTCGGCAACGCGAAAGCGGGCGACGACACCACGACCAAGGCAACGATGGCGCTCGCCTACTACAAGCTTTCCATCAACGGCGACACCGTGATCGAAATCGACGCGCAAAACTTCATCGAGCTAGTGGGCGGCAAGGATGCGCTCACGCAGGTCCGCAAGATCATCGGCGTCTAAACGTAATGCGCGGCCTGTCCGCGTGCTGACATTCAACACACTGAGAAACGAAAATGAAAGACCTGAACACCGAAAACACCCATACGCTCGATCAGCCGATTCGTCAGGGCGACAACGAAATCAAGGCGATCACGCTGCGCAAGCCCGGTTCCGGAGAACTGCGCGGCGTGTCGCTGTCCGATCTCGTGAACCTCGACGTGTCGGCGCTGCACAAGGTGCTTCCGCGTATCACCACGCCGACGCTGACCGAAGCCGACGTGTCGAAGCTCGACCCGGCCGATCTGCTGCAATTGGCCGGGATCGTCAGCGGTTTTTTTATGACGAAAGCCATGCGAGCAAGCATGGGCTCCCCGACGTAGTAGAGGACGCAATGGCGGACGTGGCGACGGTGTTTGGCTGGACGCCCGTCGTCATGGATCAGATGACGGTTTCTGAACTGATGGAATGGCGCGAGCGGGCGCGAGTGCGATACGAACGAAATGAATAACGAACTGAAACTGCGCGTCGTGTTCGATATGGTCGATCGGCTGACGCGCCCGCTTCGCCAAACGCTCGCCGGTAGCAAAAGCCTGTCGCGCGCGCTCGCCGACACGAAGAAACAGCTTTCCGAATTGCAGAAGCAACAAAAGACCGTCGACGCAGTGAAGGCCGTCCGTACCGAAATGGGGCAGACGGCCACGAAGTTGAAAGCGGCACAGGAGAGGTTCGCCGGGCTGCAAGCGCAGATCAAGGCGACGGAGAATCCCACAGTACGGATGCAGAACGCGATGCGTCGGGCGTCTGCGTCTGTCGTCATGCTCACGCAGCAGCAGGAGAAGCAGCGGACCCGGCTCGGCGAATTGAACACGCGCATGCAGCAGGCCGGGCGCGGCACGCAAACGCTCACGGCATACGAGAAATCGTTGCAGTCGAGCATGGCGAAAACGAACGAGACAATCGCGGAACAGGGGCGCCGGTTGCAGGCTGTACATGGGCGCCGCGCGGCGCTCGCGCCCGCGCGCGATCGCTATCAGGCCGCGCGCGGTGCGGCGTCCGAACTGGCTGTCGGCGGTTACGCGTCTCGCGCTGTCGGCGGGCGCGTGCTCGGCGGGGTCGGGGCGGTGCTCGATGAGTCGAAGCACGCGAAGCTGGAAGAGGTGCGAATTCAGGCGCTCGGCGCCGGCGACCACGATACCGGGAAGGCGATCGATTTCGCGCGCAAGCACAAATCCTACGGCGTCAGCACGACGGAAAACCTCACGCTCATGCGTGATGCCATGACGATCCTCAACGACGAGCATCACGCGGAAATGATTCTGCCGACGCTCTCGAAAATGAAGTTCGCGAACGATTCGTTGTTCGGCACCGAGCAAGGCGGCGACAACGAACAGAAGTTCATCAACATGTTGAAGGCGATCGAACAGCGCGGCGGCACAAACAACGCCGCAACATTCAATCGCGAAGCGAACATGGTGCAGAAGGTCATCACGGCGACCGGTGGGCGTGTCGGCGGCGACCAGTGGCAGGAGTTCATCAAGACTGGCGGCACGGCCGCCAAGATGCTGCGTTCCGATGCGTTCTATTTCCAGATGGAGCCGCTTATTCAGGAAATGGGCGGCGACACGGTGGGTAGTGCGCTCATGTCCGGATATCAGAACCTGATCGAAGGCCGCACGACGGTGCGCGCGACGCGCAAGCTCATGTCGCTCGGCCTGCTCAACAAAAAGAAAGTCGAGTTCGACAAGATCGGGCGCGTGAAGGCGTTCGCCGATGGCGCGCTGCTGAACACCGATCAGTTCAAGTCGTCGCCGTTCGAGTGGATGGAACAAACCCTGCTGCCGCTGTTTGAGAAGAAGGGCATCACGAAGGAACGCGACGTTCTCAGTGCGATCAGTTCGATTTTCACGAACCGTCGCGCATCGAACCTGTTTGCCACGATGTTCCTGCAACGCAAGGCGATTCATAAGAGCGTTGCACTGAACGAGCACGCTTACGATATCGATCAGGGTTTCAACATCGGCCAGACGTTGCCGCAGGGCAAGGAAATCGACGCCTTGTCGAAGAAGGCGATTCTCGAAGAACAGCTAGGCTCGAAAATCCTGCCGCTGTATAACCGCGGACTCGAACTGACTGCGAACCTGATCGAGCGCGTGAGCGGGTGGACCGAGCGGAACGCGGGCACGGCGCGCGCGCTCGCGATCGGTCTGGCCGCGCTCGGCGCGGTGCTCGTGGGCGGTGGCTCGCTGACGATCGGGCTGGCGGCGATTATCGGGCCGCTCGCGCTGACCCGGTACGGGCTGGCGATGCTCGGCGTGCAGGGTGGCTTGATGCGCGGCACGTTGGCTATGTTGGGCGGCGCATTCCGCGCGTTCGGCAGTGCGATCTTCGCCGTCGGCCGACTGCTGCTGATGAACCCGATCGGCCTTGCGATTACCGCCGTCGTCGCCGTGATTGCAGGGGCGGCGTACCTCATTTACCGATACTGGAAACCGATCTCGGCCTTCTTCGCGAGGTTGTGGGACGGCATCAAGCGGACGGTGCAAGCCGTCGGCGGCTGGATTTCCGATTACCTGATGAATTGGACGGTGATCGGCTTCATTGTCGATCATTGGAGCGATCTGAAGGCGATCACCCTGGCAATCTGGGAACTGATCAAATCCGGGGTGCTGCGCGCCGCGCAGGCCGTCGCGGACTTCTTCATGAACTGGACGATTGTCGGCGCGATTGTGCGCCATTGGGACGAGATCAGGGCGGCGACCGGCGCGGCGTGGGACTGGATTCAGCAAACGGCGATGGGTGCCGGTGGTGCGATCCTCGATTTCTTCATGAACTGGACCCTGCTCGGTGTGGTGATTCGACACTGGGACAGCATCATGTCCTACATGTCGGGGCTCGCGACTCGCTTTGTCGAAATCGGCGGCAACATCGTTGACGGCCTCGTGAATGGGATCACGAACGGCATGAACGCGTTGCGCACAGCGCTGCACAACGTCGGCGAAAACGCGATCGGCTGGTTCAAGGAAAAGCTCGGCATTCATAGCCCGAGCCGCGTTTTCGCGGCGCTCGGCGGGTTCATCGGGCAGGGCGCGGCGCAAGGGATCGAGGGCGAGCGCGCGAGCGTGGCCGGTGCCGCTGCCCGGCTCGCCGGCGCCGCATCGATCACGTTCGGCGCGCTGACGGCGAACGCTGCGCCGTCGCCGTTGGAAATGCGACCGCTGATCGACACCCGGCCGCCGCTGTCGGCCGCGAGCGCGGCGCCGTCGGCGGCCGTCGATAGTGGAACGCGGAATTACTACATCACGATCAACGTAGCGAATGGTGACAACGTGAAGGAATTCGAGGCGGCCGTGCGCCGCGTGATTGATCAGGTCGAGCGCGAGGACCGTCGTCGCGTCAGCTCGCGTCTGTCCGACTGAGGCCGCCATGCTGCTTTCACTCGGACAGTTCGTTTTCGGTACGCTCACGGCGCCGTTCAGCGAAATGCAGCGTCGGCGCACGTGGAAGTTCGCGAACAATTCGCGCGTGGGCGCGCGCGATGCGCGTCAGTTCGCCGGGCCGGGCGATGACACGTTCACGATGCAGGGCATGATTGCAACGGGCGTGCTCGGCTCGCCTATCTCGATGGACCTGATTTCCGAAATGGCGAACACGGGTGATGCTTACGTGCTGGTGGATGGGCGCGGCATCGTCTACGGTGCATACGTGATTGACGAGCTACACGAAACGCACTCGTATTTCACGATCCTCGGCGTGCCGCAGAAAATCGAATTCACGCTGACGATCACGCGCGTGGACGATCGCGCACTCGCGGCGTCGGTGGACGGTGGCGCCGCGACGAGCGAGCCGACGGGTGGATCGCTCGACAAGGCACCGGCCGGGGCGTCGCCGCCGTACGTCAAGCCGAAGAAGCCGAAGGCGAAGAAGGGGTAGGGCGATGGCGGACTTTGTGCAATCGACCAAGCTGCCGACGCGGCGACTCGTCCCATACGCCGATTACCGCATCACGCTCGACGGGCGCGACCTTTCGCGCACGATTGCGCCGTATCTTGTCTATCTCACGTTGAGCGAGTCGCGCGCGGACGAAGCTGACTCGCTCAATCTCGTGTTGGACGACGCGCGCGGCGATCTCGAACTGCCGAAGCGCGGCGCCGAATTGAAGCTGTCGATCGGGTGGGAGGGCGAGACGCTCGTGGACAAAGGCACGTTCACAATCGATGAATTCGAGTTCCACGGTGCGCCTGACCAGATCACGGTCAGCGCGCGTTCGGCGTCGATGACGGATGCCATGCACGAGCGGCGTGACAAAAGCTGGCACGGCCAGACGATCGGCGATATCGTCAAGACGATCGCCGCTCGGCACAAGCTGACGCCCGCGCTCGGCGACGCGCTCGCCAAGGTTCGAATCGCGCATATCGACCAGACGAGCGAAAGCGACATGTCGTTTTTGACCCGGCTCGCGAAGCGATACGACGCGGTGATGACAGTCAAGGATGGGCGACTGCTGTTCATGCCGATCGGGGCAGGGACGAGCGCGAGCGGTAGGCCGCTGCCGACGCTCGAGATCCGGAAGGCGAAGGGCGATTCGTACCGCTATCACGTGTCGCAGCGTGAAAGCTATACGTCGGTGCGCGCGCGCTGGCACACGTCGAAGAAGGGCAAGCAGGAGTCCGTGATCGTCGGCGGCGAAAACAACCGCAGCACGAAGCTGTTGCCGGAAATCTATGGCTCGCGCGCTGATGCGGAAGCGGCGGCCAAGGCTGAATACGCGCGCACGCAGCGCGGGCAGGCAACGTTTGAAATGACGCTCGCGCTCGGCCGGGCCGACGTGTATCCGGAAATGACCGTGAACGCGAAGGGCTTCAAACCGGATATCGATTCGACGCCGTGGCTCGTGAAACGCGTTGTGTCGAGAATCGACGGTAACGGCGGGTTCACGTCATCGCTCGAAATGGAGATGCGCGACGATCCGACGACAGATCGGCACCGGACGCATTTCCGGCAGGGAGGAAAATAGAAAAAGCCCGCATACGTGCGGGCTTTTTTGTTGATCGGGATCGCGTCAGATATGCAGAATGCGAACCCCGATGAACCACAGTACCCATTGCGCGATCACCGCGCCGACAAGGTACGCGCCCACGATATGCGCCGGTCGGCGACGGGCAAACACGAAAAGACCAAGCGCGGCGAACAGGATTGGCGGCCCGAACAAATAGACGAACAGATCGATTGTGGCGTGTGTCGTTGCGGCGCATGCGTCGACGCCGCCGCCGCACGTCCCGGCCGGTGGCGTACACCAATTTTTGATGACGGTGCATAGGCGAGAATCGACCGCAGACCACGCGATCACGCTCACGAGCCCCGCAATCGCAAATCCGATCGTTCCCAGTAGGCGCCGCATTATTTGATTTCCCAGAAAAGAATTTGCTTCGAGTTCCGAAGGTCGGACCACCCGAACGATGTTCCGGGCGCGAACGACTGAAAACCGAGTACCCGACTGAACGTCGCGACCGCATCGGGCGCGCTACTCACCGTCAGGCGCGAGCCGTTCCATAGGTCAATGTGCCCGCCGCTCGCGTTCCCTTCGGCTTCGCCGTCACGTGTCCAGTAACGCGAAAACTGGATTATGCCGGTGCGCCCCTTCACCTTCGATTCCCAATCGGGACCAGTGATGTTTTCGGCCTTCGGCAGTCCCGCGAACGGCTGATGTTGCAACCATTCGCCGAGTTCATCCGCGCGCGTTGCCGTCGGCTTTCCATCGAGCATGATTCGGCCGATGGTCGGTGAGCCGGACATGGGTTTAACCGTTTTCTGCGAAAACGACTTCATGGCGACGCCGACCCGATGCAAGGTCACGCTCATGCGGATAGCGCACTGGTTCGTATAGTCGGGATTGTCGTACGGGTTGCCGGAAGGGTAGGCGTCCCAAAGCTCTTTGAACGTGATCGCCTTCACGGGGATTTCTTTCTGCGAGCCCGCTTGCGTGTTCGTGTCGATCTTGGTTGGTTTTGTGTGCGGCATCGATCATTCCCCGTGGTGCTTGGCGAGCGCGTCGTCGCCCCAATGAACGGTATAGGAGCCCGGATCGTCCCCGGTGTAGACGCGCGGCAGTGTTCCGCTCGCGTCCAGGCGTCCGAAATGGACGCGGCCGTCGGCGGTTTCGATGTAGTACGGCAAGCCTTCGACCTGATGCTCGGTCGCCTTCACTTGCTCATCGAACGCGCCTTTCTTGACCGCTGCAACGCCGCCCGTCGCGGTCAGGCTCGATATCACCTTGCCGTGCCCCTCGATCATGTCGTCGCACCACGATTCGCCGCCGAGTCCGGCAATGATTTTCGGTGGCTTCGGGCATCCGCACAGTACGATGTCCTGATCGAGCGCCGATTCGCCCGCCATGCTCATGCGGTACGGCCCGCCAGACTTCGCGATAACGCCGGTCGCCTTGCAAGCGGCGCAGAAAGCCGGGCCGCCGATCAACGCGACCTGATGCCCGTTCATGGTGATGGGTGGCCCGCCATGGGGCAGGACGTTACCGCCGCTCGACAACGTATCCCCGACGACTGCGATTTTTCGCAACATGCGTGTGCCCTCGAAATATGCGGCGTCAGCGCGTAGCGCCTCAACCTCTCTCAGCTTTGTTTGAATGATGCGACGGGGATTCTACCCAATCCGGATCGGCCGGGGCTTGCAGCAGCCACGTGTAGAAGCGCCCGGCGCGCTCGGCTTCCTCTTGCGCCGCCCACCACATGGAAAGCAGGACGACGGCGCATGGAAAACTTACAACCGTTCCCGTGCTGTCGTTCCACCCGAATTCGCTATTCCAGAACGACGAAAAATAGCTGCCCGACGGCATGGGGATGCCGCGCGGCTCGAAGTACATGCGAGTGCGAACCATCGCGCGAAAATCGGCGTCATAGCGCGGCAAACCGCCGTCGAAGGTCATGATCGCGGCGCGCTCATCGAAGAATTCCAAGACGTTCGCCGCGTCGTCGCTCGGCATGATGCGTAAACAAAAGCTGTATGGATATACAGTATTTCGGGCGCGCTGGCCGCTGTCAACGTCCTGCGCCGCGATGCCGGGTGCCGTTTATGGGGGCACATAGGCCGGTGGCCCGATGTTGGTCCAGAGGGGGCCAGATCGCCACGCGCGCGGTAGATCCAGCGCGAGCGTGCGCCACTTCGCGAGTACGGCCGCGAACGTGCCTTCGCGCTTGGCTCGGCGGATTTTGTCCACCACGCTCCAGCCGCGAATGTAGTACGTGAGGCTGCGCTGGCTCGACAGGTAGTGAGGCGCATGAACCGCGACCCATGCCAGCATCTCATCGGGTGGCACGTCCGGAGCGTCCGGGTCCGGCTCGATGTTCGCGCGGACTGGCGACGGCGCGTCGACGCGCTGGCCGGGGGCGGTCGCTTCATGTGCGGCGCGGTTGGATTCGAGCGCCAGCAGGCGCAAGACTTCGATGCGGTGCCACGGGATCGGCGAGCGACCGGCGACATAGTTCCGCACGGTGCGGGTGCAGCAGCGGAGTGTTTGGGCGATTCGAGCGATGGACAGGCCATCGGTGAGCGCGAGAAAATCGTCTAGCGCGCCGTGACGGCAGGCGGCGGCATTCATAGGCGTTGCGGGAGGCGAAACTGTGTAAGCGATTGTAAGTATGTTTACAAACAGTTTCTTTCAACCTGACAGAAGTACCGGTTTCGCTAGCAGCCTAACTTTACATAACGTGAATTATCGATATTTTTGATTGTGGCAGCCATATCCTAATGTCGTGTTCTGGCTATTTACAGATGTCGTGTTTTAGCCTGTAGGTTGATCGTCTGCACCCTTGGGCGCGCCGGCGATGAACGCGACCTGGACGATCACCACGACGTCCAGGTCATATCAGATCGCCTCTCGTCGATCCCACCGTTTCAACACGGAACCCGACCACCCACACCATTACCCATCATCGTGCACCAGCGCTGCGTGTCTTGTTGCGGCGGCGGATACGGCAACCCGGTCCGCGGATCGATCGAGTCCAGCGGATTCGGTCCCGGCGGATGGTTCGCCGCGTGCATCGCGGCGTTCTCCGCCATCTGTCTCGCGGTCGCCGCGTTCTGTCGAGCGAGGTCCGCCTTCTGCGCGTCGTCCACCTTCTTCGTCATGGTCACCAGCCGCGCGAACCGCGGATCGCGAACATCCTGCAGCGGCGGCAAAGGCGGTGCGAACGGCATGAAAAGCAATGGCCCGTCATATCGCGGCACCGCCAGTTTCGACGGCTTGCCGAAATCCGCGGCCATGCTGATCTCCCACATGCCGGCGTTCATGCCGAGCGCGTATTCGTAACGTCGGTTCACGTCCGCCAGGCTGAGCGGCCCGGACGACGCAGGCAACGGTTGCAGGGATGGCGGCAGCGTCTGCCGGGCGGCAGGATAGATCGTGCGAACCCAACTCACCGCGGCGAGCGAGTATTGATAGAGCACCGCGTCATACTTTTCCAGCACCTCCGCTCGACTATAGTTGCCGGGATTCTGAAAAATGGGCTTGTACGCCGCGAGGGTCTGGTAGTACCGCTCGTTCGCATTTCGCTGCTCCGCAACGAACTGCTGCTGAGGGTCGACCGGCGCAGATGAAGACATCGCAGCGCAGCCGGACAGCAGACTGACGACGAAGGCAATGCCGGCCGTCGTTCGGGACACCGACCGGATGGGATGCAAGATAGGGGGCATCGGAAACGCCAT